GTCACTGCCGGAGCGCGATGCTGCGGCGCTTGTGAGGTCTCTCAGAGCGGCGTCACGCGCCGGCATCGAGGCTGCTTTCGCTCGCGTGCCTCGAGCACTGTCCGAGGCGGTCTATCGTAACGAGGTCGGTTCAAGGGAAGCTGTCGATGCGCTGATCCGTTCTGGCCTGTCGCAAGGGCTTTCTGCCAAGGAACTATCCCGAACCGTCTACCAGTACATATCTCCTACGACGCCGGGGGGTGTGTCCTACGCTGCGATGAGGCTTGCTCGGACGGAAATCAACAACGCTTTCCACGAGCAGCAGAAGAAAACGGCGAATGCACCTGGCGTCAGGGGCGTGAAATGGAACCTTTCCGGCTCACACCCGAAGCCCGACGTCTGTAACGAGTACGCAGAAGGCGATCATGCGAACATGGGGGCCGGTGTTTACCGTGTTGGGGATGTCCCCGACAAACCCCACCCGCATTGCTTCTGTTTCTTGACTTACGTGACGCTAACCCCCAAGCAGTTCATCGCAGAAGTCGAGAGAGGGTCTTTCGACGATGAACTGCGCCGCCGTATAGCGGCCTTGAGATCCGGCTGAGCCGGGAGAAAGTGAGTCAACGATGCGCCTGGGGCACATCAAGCCGGGTATCTCCGCTGCGCGGGCTGCCGGCAAAGGCATTCTCCACCCGTTCCTGACCGACCCGATCACCGGATCGCCGCTCGAGGCAGTAGGTGTGGTCGATGGCCAGCCGTTGTGGCCGGTCTTCGGCGGCGCCGAGGATGGCGACGAGGGCGGAGAAGGAGACGATGAGGGCGAGGAGGGTGACGAAGGCGAGGAAGGCGACGAGGGCGAAGAGGACGACGACTCCGAAGGCGCCAAGGCCAAGATCGCCGCGCTCACCGAGGAGAAGGACCGTCACTACAAGCGGCGCAAGAAGGCCGAGGCCGAGCGTGACGCGCTGAAGAAGGAGCTCGAGGAGCTGAAGGCCGGCAAGAAGCCTGCGAAGAAGGCGGCGCCGAAGAAGGCTGCCGCTGACGCGGATGCCGACGACGATGGCGATTCCGAGCTCGAGACCGAGCGTGCCGCTCGTGCCGCTGACAAGGCGGCTGCCGACGCCGAACTCCGCAAGGCGCGTATCGAGAACGCATTCCTCGCGACGCGCGACACCGCCAAGATCGACTGGATCAATCCCGGCCAGGTCATGACTCTGCTTCTTGCGGATGACGACTACGAGATTGAGTTCGACGATCGTGGTATCATCGATCGCAAGTCGCTCGTAGCTGAGCTCAAGCGATTTGCGAAGGCGAACCCCCATCTCGTGAAGCCGAAGCCAAAGGCCGACGGAGACGGAGAAGGCGACGCCGGGTCTTCCGGGAAGACCGGCACGTCGGGCTCGTCGATGAACGGACAGCGAAAGGGCAAGGCCGCGACACCGCCATCGCGTGAGCAACTGGCGAAGAAGTATCCGGCTCTGAACGTTCGCTAGCAACTCCTTTCCCGTGAGGTCTGAGGCCATCCGGGGCAATCCAATCCATCAGACCGTTACTCACTTGGAAGGAGTGAAACGTGTCTCGTTACGACAAGTACGACCCGATCTCGGGCGGCTTTCGCGCCAAGCTGAACGCAGCCTGGAACGCGACGTCCGGCCCCGCCGGCGTCTCGGACCTGAACCGCGTTCTCGTGGTCGAGCTCAACAGCTCGGGCAAGCTCGTCAAGGCAACTGGCCCTCTCACTGCCGTTGGTGTGGTCGTTCTCACGGGTCCCAAGAACGCCGGGGACACCGTGGACGTCATGACCCACGGTGAGATCGTCGAGGTCGACGGAAACGACGTCCAGGGCGGCGTCGCGCCGGCCGCTGGCGAGCGTTTCTTCCTCGACACCACCGCTTCCCGCCTGGCGAAGGTCGCTGCGCCGACCGCCGGCACCAACTACTACCTGGTCGGCAACACCGTGGAGGCCACTCGCATGGTCGTCCGGTGCCGGACGATCCAGGGCTAAGAGAGAGGAACTGACGATAACCATGAAGACCTCTCTCTGGACCCCCGGAAGCGGTATCGACACCGTTCTGCAGGCGCCGGTTGCGCTGCGCAGCAAGAAGGGCATGGCCCTCGCGGACCTCGCTTCTCTCGGCATTCTGCCGGGCGTCAGCGGTGGTGCGAACGGTACCCACACCGCTGCGGACGTCGTCACGCAGACCGCGGATGGCCGCGATCTCAACGTGATCTGGACCGAGTTCATGGACCTGCTGAACGCCGTCAACGGCGGTCGTCAGGCCCTGATCCGGTTCCTCTCCTTCGGCGTCACCCAGCCGCAGGAACTCGTGCCCCAGCAGGGCACCGGCGTGAACTTCGAGCCCTCCTCGGAGTTCGGTGTGCCGGTCGGTTCCCGGATCCAGCCCACGTACTTCAACATGGGCTACACGTTCCAGTGGTGGGACCTGGCCGCTCGCTACACCTGGCAGTACCTCGCGGACGCAACCACCGCGATGGTCGAGTCCGTGGCGAATGCGTCGGTGGAGGCGTACTACCGTCTCCAGCTGTTCGAGGTGCTCAAGTGCATCTTCAACCCGACCAACCTCACCACGACCATCAACCAGGCGTCGGTGAACGTCTACAAGTTCTACAACAACGACGGTACGACTCCGCCGTCGTACAAGTCCAACACCTTCACCAACACCCACCAGCACTACCGGACCACGGGTGCGGCGACGATCAACGCGGGCGACTTCGACGAGATCATCGCCGACTTCGAGTCGCACGGCTACTCGCTGGCCAACGGCTACCGCACCGTCATCATGGTGCACAGCTCGCTGGTCTCGACGATCCGCGCGTTCAAGTCGGTCGCCAACGGCGGCACCGGCACGTACGACTTCATCCCCGCGCAGGGCCAGCCGGGCACGATCCTCAACGTCACCCAGCAGGTGGTCGGGGCGGGTCAGGCGGCTGCCACGCTCGACGGACTCCAGGTCGTCGGCTCGTACGGCCCGGCATTCATCGTGGTGGATGACTGGCTGCCGAGCACCCACTTCTTCGGGTTCACCACCGGTGGCTCGGAGTCCATCAACAACCCGGTCGGCATCCGGCAGCACGCGAGCCAGTCGCTGCAGGGCCTCCGGCTCATCAAGGGTCGCGTCCCGGACTACCCGCTGATCGACTCGTACTGGGCCGTCGGCTTCGGCACGGGCATCCGTCAGCGCGGCGCCGGCATGGTCATGGAGATCACGACCAACGCCTCGTACACCGTTCCGGCGATCTACGCCTGATCGATCCTCGTCAACTGAAGAGGCAGTCCTCATATAGCGGGGGGCTGCCTTTTCGCATGGGTAAAGGAAGTGAGAAATCATGCGGACAATCACCGCAGAGGACGTGAAGAGTCGAGCTCTCACGGCCGATGAGAAGGGCTGGCTGGCCCAGCGCGATCGCCATGCCGAAGTCGAGGAGAACGAGGCTCTGTTCGGTCGCGAGGTCGTCGCCGGCTCGGGTGAGATCGAGGCCGGCACGGGCCCGCAAACGCCGGCCACACCGGCGAAGGACGACGACGACGGCGACGACTACGACTCCTGGAAGATCCGGGAGCTGAAGGATGAAGGCGAGGCGCGTACGCCGCCCGTCGACTTCACCGGCTGCGCCAAGAAGGAGGACTTCGTCCTCGCCCTGCGTGCCTGGGACCTCGAGCACCCCGAGGACGACGACACCAAGGAGTAGTCCATGGCAACGTCGGACCAGATCACTCAGTTCCGTCGAATGATCGGCGAACTGACCGACGTCGAGCCGTGGACTGACGCCTACATCTCGGCCCTGATCGACGCCAATACATCTCTGAATGCGGCGGCGTCGCAAGCCTGGCTGGAGAAAGCCGGCTACTACGCCTCGATGGTCGACACCACGGAGAGCGGCTCTGGCCGACGGCTTTCTCAGCTGAGGACAGGCGCGCTCGAGATGTCGCAGTACTACCAGAAGCTGGCTGAGGGAGATGCGGAGGAAGACCTCACCGGCTACGCCTACACGGTGGAAATCGAGCGGCCATGACGGTGCAGCAAGACATCCAGCGTCGAATGACGCGCGAGTTCATCGCGCAGGATCCCACGACTATCGCGCTGATTCCGCAGCAGCTCGAGGTGCAACTTAGTGGGTCCAAGAAGCTTGTGGCGCAAGACCCGCGCGAGCCACAGGACTTCAAGCTCATCCCGATGACGTTCGATCAGCGGCCGACAGTGACCGCCGACGGCGTGGAGCGAATCATCTCCTACACGTTGCTCGGCGCGCACGACTGCGCCCTGGAGGTGTGGGACACCTGGTCCAACGATGAGGGTACATTCCTCGTTGTGGCGATGGCGCCCGGACACGGGTATGAGAAGAAGGGGTTGGTAGAGCATCATCTGCCGGTGAGGTAATGGCGAAGCAGAGCTTCTTCTTCGACTTCGACAACCTCACTCCCCACCTCGAGAAATACCTTCCAGCCGTTGAGGCTGGGGTGGATCTCGCTCTCGATGCGGCCGTTCCTCAAGCAGAGACATACATGCGAGAGAATGCACCATGGACGGATCGCACCGGCAACGCGCGGAATGGCCTGAGAGCTCAGCACAACAAAGAGCCCTTCGTCCAGCATGAACTGATCCTGTACCACACCATGCCGTATGGGATCTGGCTCGAAGTACGTTGGTCGGGCCGCTACGCGATCATCGCTCCGACCGTAAAGAAAATGGGACCAGAGGTAATGGCAATGGTCGCTGCATCTGTCGGTCGGGCTATCAAGCTGATGGGAGGTGGCCCGTGAGAGCCATTGTGCGTAGCGCCATCACTCAGGACCAGGCCCTCATCGACTTGGG